CTCGGTGGCAAACCGCCGATCAACTCGTCAAGCACAGCTTTGGCCCGGAACAGGGCCATGCTGCGACGAGGAATATGATCGCACGAAACTAAACACCTAGCCTGCGACGAATTTCTCAACCTCGCATTTTTGACATGAAACATTTGTCAGATACATGAGGGGGCACTAAACCACATATCAACCCGCTCCCGCGTGCATCCGCACGCGGACTTCGGCAACATGCATTGCATGAACGCCGACCTGTCCGACCTCCTCCGCTTGCTGCAAAACCTGATCCGCCTTGGCTCCATCGCCGAGGTCAAAGGGGCCAAGGCGCGCGTGCGGCTCGGCCCGACACTCACCACCGAATGGCTGAAATGGGCCACCCGGCGCGCCGGCAGCACGCGCACCTGGTCGGCCCCGACCATCGGAGAACAGGTCATCGTCTTTTCCCCTGGCGGCGACCTGACGCGCGGCGTCATCCTGCCAGCGCTGTACTCGCAGGCATTTGACGCGCCCGACACCAGCGACAGCATCCACACCACGCATTACCCGGACGGCGCCGTGGTGCAATACGACCATGCGGCCCATGCTCTGACGGCCACGCTGCCAGGCGGCACCGCCACCATCACCGCCGACAAGGTGACGTCGAACGCACCGAGCACCATCTGCACGGGCGACCTGACCGTCATGAAAAACCTGATCGTCATGCAGACGGCGACCGTCCACGGCGCCACCGCCTTGAATGGCGGCGTAAACGCCAAGGCCGGCGCCGCTGGCGGCGTGGCCATGGCCGTGCAAGGAACAATCAAAGCCAGCGAGGACGTGCTGGCCGGCGCCATCAGCCTGGCCAAGCATCCGCACGGCGGCGTCAGGGCGGGCGGCGACCAGTCGGGTGGGCCGCAATCATGATGGGCATGCACGCCGCCACCGGGCGCAGCTTGACGGGCCTGGGCCACCTGCGCCAGTCGGTCACCGACATTCTCACCACGCCTATGGGCTCACGCATCCGGCGTCGCCGCTATGGCTCCGAAGTGCCCGAGCTGATCGACCAACCCCTGAACAGCGCCACGCAGTTGCGCATCTATGCCGCCACCGCCTTTGCCCTACGCCGCTGGGAGCCGCGTTTGCAACTGTCCAGCGTCCAGCTCACGCGCGACACGGACGGCGCCATCGCGCTGCTGCTCGATGGCACGGCCAATGGCCAGGGCATCACCCTGGCCGTGCCAGTCAAAGGAGGCGCCGCATGAGCACGCCCATCGACCTAACCCAGTTGCCGGCGCCCAGCGTGGTGGAAGTGCTGGACTTCGAAGCCATCCTCGCCACACGTAAAGCCCACCTGGTCAGCCTGCTGCCGGAAGCCCAGCGCGCGGCCGTCACGGCCTTGCTTGAGCTGGAATCGGAACCGGCCACCAAGCTGCTGGAAGAAAACGCGTATCAGGAAACCATCCTGCGCAACCGCGTCAACGAAGCGGGCAAGGCCGTCATGCTGGCGTTTGCCCTCGATGGCGACCTCGACCAGCTGGGCGCCAACGTCAATGTGGCGCGCCTGGTCATCACGCCGGCCAATCCCAACGCCATGCCGCCCGTGGCCGCCGTCATGGAAGACGATGACGCCTACCGCCTGCGCATCCAGGAAGCGCCGGACGGCCTGTCCGTGGCCGGCCCGAAAGCCTCCTACGAATTCCACGCGCGCAGCAGCGACGGCCGCGTCAAGGACGCAAGCGCCACCAGCCCCGCGCCGGCCAGCGTCACCGTCACGGTGCTGGCCAACAACGACACCGGCATCGCCGACGCCGACGCCGCGCTGCTGGCCATCGTGGCGCGCGCGCTCAACGCCGAGGAAGTGCGCCCCTTGGGCGACCGCCTGACAGTGCGGGCCGCCCAGGTCATCGACTACCAGATCGAGGCCACCTTGTTTATCGGCGTCGGCCCGGAAGTGCCGATCCTGCTGGACGCCGCGCGCGCCAACGCCGTGCGCGTGTCGCAGCCGCGCCGCCCGCTGGGCCACAGCATCTACCGGTCCGCCTGCAGCGCCGCCGTGCACGTCGAAGGCGTGCGCAAGGTCGTCTTGACCAGCCCGGCGGCGGACATCGAACTGAACGCCACCCAGGCCGCGCGCTGCACCGCCATCAAGTTGAATGTCGTGGTGCGCGATGAATAAGACCGTGCCCACCCTGCCACCCAACACCACGGCGCTGGAGCGCGCCATTGCCGTGGCCTGCGCCGAGCTGGTCAACGTGCCCGTGCCGCTGCGCGACCTGTGGAACGCCGACCGATGCCCGGTTACCCTGTTGCCGTTCCTGGCCTGGGCCTGTTCCGTCGACCGCTGGGACGACGCCTGGCCCGAATCGACCAAGCGCGGCACCATCAAGGCGTCCTATTTCATCCACAAGCACAAGGGCACGATTGCCGCCGTGCGCCGCGTGGTGGAGTCCCTGGGCTATTTGATCCGCATTACCGAATGGTGGCAAACCACGCCACCGGGCGTGCCGGGCACCTTCCGTCTCGACGTCGGCGTGCTGGACACGGGCATCACGGACGCCATGTTTCAGGAAATGGAACGCCTGATTGCCGACGCCAAGCCCGTCAGCCGCCACATGACGGGCCTGGCCATTTATCTGGAAAGTCGCGGCAGCATCTACGCGGGCGCTTGTGCATACCACGGCGACAGCATGACCGTGTATCCCTGGATCGCGGAAACCATCGAAGTGCGCGGCACGCTGTTGCAGGCCGGCGCATCCCATACCATCGACACCCTGACCATCTATCCATGAGCACATACTTTGCCATCCTGACCGAAGTGGGCGAGGCCAAGCTGGCCAACGCCATCGCCCTGGGCCAAACCCTGAAACTGAAAAGCCTGGCCGTGGGCGACGGCAACGGCAATCTACCCATGCCTGTGCGCACACAAAAGGCACTGGTGCGCGAGGTACGCCGCGCGGGCCTGAACCAGCTGACCATCGACCCGGCCAACACCAGCCAGATCATCGTCGAGCAAGTCTTGCCCGAGGACGTGGGCGGCTGGTGGATACGCGAAATCGGTATCTTTGACGAGGCCGGCGACCTGTGCGCAGTGGCCAACTGCCCGCCCAGCTACAAGCCCCTGATGATGGAAGGCAGCGGGCGCACGCAAGTGGTGCGCATCGTGCTGATCGTCGCCAGCACGGCCGCCATCGAACTGAAAATCGACCCGTCCATCATCCTGGCCACGCGCAAGTATGTCGATGACCAGGACATTACCGTGCGCGCCTACAGCGATGCGCAACTGGCCAAGCACCTGGCCTCTCTTGATCCGCATCCGCTGCTGGCCAAAGTCGCTTACGTCGATCAGCAGGACGCCAGCGCACACGCCTATGGCGATCAGCAACTGGCCAATCACCAGGCCGCTGCCGACCCGCACCCGCTGCTGGCGAAGGTCGCCTACGTCGATCAGCAGGACACCAGTGCGCGCACCTATGGCGACCAACAACTGGCCAAGCACCTGGCTGCCGCCGACCCGCATCCACTCCTGGCGAAGGTCGCCTACGTCGATCAGCAGGACACCAATACACGCACTTACGGCGACCAGCAACTGGCCAAGCACCAGGCTGCTGCAGACGCGCACCCGCTCTTGGCCAGAACTGCCTATGTCGATCAGCAGGACGCCAGCGCACGCACCTATGGCGATCAGCAACTGGCCAAGCACGCAGTGGCGGCTGATCCGCATCTGCAATACAGCATGAAGGAAGTGGCAACACTGCCGAAGTTTGACGCCTCCGCTAAGCTGGTCAATGCCGATTTTGTGCAGCAGGCGCAAGGCAACATGGTGCGCTATTCCCACGTAATCGAAAGCCGCACGCTCACCGCCGAGGACATGGGCTGTGCCCTGTACTTCCCTTATTCGGGCAGGACGCTCACCATTCCCGCCCCGGAATCGCTGGGTATTCCCCACAATTCCGGCAAGTGCGTCAAGTTCTTTGGGCTAGGCAGCACAGGAACCCTTATTGCCGCACCAGGCGTGAACATCGGATTTGATGTCGGTATGGTGCAAAGCATCACGATCAAGCTGGGGCAATACCTTACCCTCATGGAAACCGGGCCAAACGTGTGGCAAGTCATCGACTCGACCGCCGAAATGTGGCGCAATGCCGACTTCGCCAATTATTTCAATAACGTTGCTCCGACACCTGCACGCTTTGACGTCAGCACCAGAATTGCCACAACCGAAGCGCTGAAACGCAGCGGTATCACGCATTCGGCATCGTTTGGCTTTTCCGCAGCCGCGACGCTTACCGCCGAACAGGTGGGCGGCTTCGTCTATACCTTTGGCACGGGCGGCTTTACATTAAACCTCCCGTCCATCACCGGCCTGCCGACGGGGTCCAGCATCACCTATTCCAACCAGGGCGGGATCGCGTCCATGCCGGTGACATGTGCCGCGCAAGGTGCCAATACGATTCAAGTCAACGGGGGTATCGCCGCCAACGTCAAAGTAGCTGGGGGTGACTCGCTGACATTTGTTGTCATCGGGTCAAATCAGTGGGCCGCAATCGGGACTGGCACCCTCTCGGCCTCCGCATCATTTTCCGCAAGTACTGGCCCTTCCGGTCATCGCCGCCTGCCTAGCGGCGATATCGAGCAATGGGGGAAGATCAACGGCGCGACCGCGATGGCGCCCTTTAGCCAGAACCTGGCGTTTCCCATCGCCTTCCCCAATGCATGCAGAAGCATTCACGTGCAATGCATGAACCCCACTTCGCTGGCCGGCTACACCGGCCGCGTCGCCAGCCTGACGCGCGCGGGTGCCTGGGTTTCCAATTCGGACGGCATCAATGCAGTGGGCGATGTTCTTGTTTGGCGTGCCATCGGAGATTAATCATGACGACCTTTTTTTCAAAAACCACCTTGGGCTTTTATCCGTCTGCGATGCGCGACGATTATGACGCCGCCGGCACCTGGCCAGACGATGCGCGGGAAGTTTCGATCGAGGGCGAAGCGATCTTGCGCGAGGCCATCGCCGCGTGCGCATCCATCCGCCTGACCGCTGGCGGGAAATGGAAAATCACCGCCGCCCCGGCGCCGACGTTCGCCGTGCTGACCGCCCCGGTTCTGACCGCCGTGCGCCAGACGCGCGACGCCATCCTGAACCGCCTGGCCGGCATCGGCTTTGCCGCCATGGCCGACGGCGACGCCGACACTGTGCAAGCCATCGCGGCGGCACGCACCTGGCTGCTCGACATCACCACCTGCCAGACGGTTGCCGCCGCGCAGGACATCGAGGCGCTGCAAGCGGCCGTCAACGCCGAATACGCGCGCATTGCCGCCACCCTGTCCGGCGAGGCGCGGCGCGCCTTCGATGATACCGCCGGCACGGCAGCACCCCAGTAACGTCACATTCACCACTCACCAGGAGAGCCACATGGCCACCGACTACCACCATGGCGTGCGCGTCATTGAAATCAACGAGGGCTCGCGCCCCATCCGCACCGTGTCCACGGCCGTGCTGGGCCTGATCGCCACGGCCGACGACGCCGACCCTATCGCTTTTCCACTGGACACGCCCGTGCTCGTCACCAACGTGCTGGCCGCCATGGGCAAGGCCGGCAAGACGGGCACCTTGTACCGCAGCCTGGCGGCCATCGCCGCGCAAACCAAACCCCTGACCGTCGTGGTGCGCGTGGCCGAAGGCGAGACGGAAGCGGAAACCACCAGCAACGCCGTGGGTGGCGTGTCGCCCGATGGCAAGTACCTGGGCGCCAAGGCGCTGCTGGCCGCGCAAAGCAAGCTTGGCGTGAAACCGCGCATCCTGGGCGCGCCGGGCCTGGACACCCAGGCCGTGACCAACGCCTTGGCCAGCGTGGCGCAGCGCCTGCGCGGCTTCGTGTATGCGTCCGCCTATGGCTGCGCCACCGTCACGGCGGCCACCACCTATCGCGGCCAGTTCGGCCAGCGCGAGGTCATGGTCATCTGGCCGGATTTTGTGAACTGGGATACCGCCACGGACGCCGAGGCCAGCATGTCGGCCGTCACCTACGCCATGGGCCTGCGCGCCAAGATCGACGAGGAAACGGGCTGGCACAAAACGCTCTCCAACGTGGTCGTGAATGGCCCCACCGGCATCAGCAAGGATGTGTTTTTCGACCTGCAAGACCCGGCCACCGATGCCGGCATGCTCAACGCAAAGGAAGTCACCACCCTGATCAACATGGGCGGCTACCGCTTTTGGGGTTCGCGCACCTGCGAGGCGCCGGGCGGCTTCTTCTACTTTGAGAGCTACACGCGCACGGCCCAGGTGCTGGCCGACACCATTGCCGAAGCGCATTTCGCCTATGTCGATGTGCCCTTGCATCCGTCGCTGGTCCGGGATCTGCTGGAAAGCATCAATGCCAAGTTCCGCGATTTGAAACGGCAGGGCTACATCATTGACGGCCATGCCTGGTATGACGAGCAGTACAACGACAAGAACGGACTGAAAGACGGCAAGCTGGCCATCGACTACGACTACACGCCCGTGCCACCGCTGGAAAACCTGCGTTTCCAGCAGCGCATTACCGACCGCTACCTGGCCGACTTCGCCGCACGCATCGCCGCGTAATCGCCAACACCACTCTGCCCGCCGCGCGCGGGCGCAACTGAAAATTGGAGAACACCATGGGCCTGCCCCGCAAGCTGAAAGACTTTATTTTGTTTCAAGACGGTACTTCGTACATGGGGCAAGTGCCCGAAGTGACCTTGCCCAAACTCAGCCGCAAGATGGAAGAGTACCGCGCCGGCGGCATGAGCGGCCCCGTGTCGGTGGACTTCGGCAACGAAGCCATCCAGCTGGAATGGAGTGCCGGTGGCCTGATCGCCAGCGCCCTGCAGCACTACGGGGCCAGTTCGCACGGCGCCGTGCAACTGCGCTTTGCCGGCGCCTACCAGGAAGACGATGACGGCACGGTGGCCGCCGTCGAGGTCGTCGTGCGCGGCCGTTACAAGGAAGTCGATATGGGCACGGCCAAGATGGGCGACGACACCACCCACAAATACACCATGCCTTGCAGCTATTACAAGCTGATGATCGACGGCGCCACCATCATCGAGCTGGACTTCATGAGCGGCACGGAAATCATGGGCGGCGTCAGCCGCAACGACGCCGTGCGCCGCGCCATCGGCATGTAATCCCCCGTTTACTTACCACCACACCACAAGGACAACACCATGAACAACGATACCCAAAACAGCGCCGTCATCGAACTGGACGAACCGATCAAGCGCGGCGACAGCCTCATCACCTCGCTGACCGTGCGCAAACCCAAGGCGGGCGCCCTGCGCGGCATTTCCCTGATCGAACTGGCCAACCTGAACGTGTCGGCCCTGCAGATCGTGCTGCCGCGCATCACCGAGCCGACCTTGACGGCGCACGACATCGCCAACATGGACCCGGCCGACCTGCTGGCCGTGGGCGCCGAGGTTGCCGGTTTTTTGGCGAGCAAAGCCGATCGCCTTTCGGTATCCCCAGCGAAGTAGAAGACGCCATGGCCGACATTGCCGGCGTCTTCCACTGGACGCCGGCAGCGATGGACGATTTTACGATTGATGAACTGATGGCCTGGCGCGAACGCGCCCGGCAGCGAAGCGGAGCAGAATAAATGGCAGGCCGGGATTTGAGGTTACAGGTAGTGTTTGCAGCGCTGGATAAAATCACCGGCCCGCTGAAAAAGATCATGGGCGGTTCCAGCGACACGGCCAAAGCATTGAAGGCCACCAGCGACCGCTTGCGTGAGCTGAACGCCCAGCAAAAGAACATCAGCAAATTCCGCGAACTGCATAGCGGTATCAATGCGACGCGAACCAAGCTCAAGGAAGCGCAAGACAAACTCAATGACCTTGCTGCGAAAATGAAGCAGACCGAGGCACCCACGCGCGCCATGACGCGTGAATTGAAGGCTGCGACCAAGGTCACGCAGGACTTGACGCTGAAAGGCCGAGAGCAGAGCCAGCAATTCCGCGTCCTGCGCACCAGTCTCAAGGACGCCGGCATTGACACGCGCCAACTGGGCAAGGCCCAGGAGTGGCTTAAAAACAGTATCCAGTTGACGAACGTTGAACTGGCCTCGCAACAAAAGCGCCTGGCCGCATCAGCGGCCAAGCAGCAGCGCGTCACCAACGCCACCCAGCACGCCGACAAGCTGCGCAGTAAGGCGGGCAGTATTGCCATGGCGGGCGCCGGCGCGACCGCCACTGGCGCCGTGGTCGCCGCGCCTGTCGTCAAGGGCTTGCACGAAGCGAAACACTACGAAATCGAAACGGCGCGTATCCGCGCGCTGGGCACGCGCACGGCCAAGGAAAAAGAGCACGCGATTGCTTTTGCGAAGGAACTCAAGACGTATGGCGTCAGCCAGCTGGAAAAGACGGAAATGATCCGCGATTCCATCTCGATCTTCGCCGATGGCCACCACGCTGAAATGGCCCTGCCGACTATGTCGAAGATGAAATTCATCAACGATACGCTGTACCCGGAATCGGCCGGCGAGCGCAATGCGCAACTGTTCGCCATGCAAAAGGTCATCGAGCTGCGCGGCAACGCCGGTTCCGTCGAAGCCTTCAAGAGCGATGCTGACCGGATACAAAAGGTAATTGCTGCCACGGGCGGCCGGGTCGGCGGCGAAGACTGGCGGCAATTTACCATCCGCAGCGGAGTCGCCGGTAAAGGCCTGAACGACAATGCCTTCTTCAACCAAATGGAACCCATGCTGCAGGAACTGGGCGGCTCGACCGCAGGCGTGGGCTGGCGGTCGTTGTACAACAACATCTACCAGGGCAAGGGCACGCAGCGCGCGGCCAGGGAAATGCAAAGCCTGGGCCTGTTGAGCGGCAAGCACATCAAGTATGACAAGGTGGGGCAAATCAAATACATCCAGGCCGGCGCCCTGCTGGAAGGCGAACTGTTCCAAAAAAGCCCGCTCGACTGGATCGAGAAAGTGTTCCTGCCCAAGCTGGCGGCCAAGGGCATCACCGACAAGGACGAGATCAACAGCAAGATCGGCGCCCTGGTTTCCAACAGCAACGGCGCTGCCTTCCTGATGCGCATGGTCGACCAGCGCTTGCAGATTCGCAAAAGCGAACGCCTGAACCAAAACTCGGAAGGCATGGACAGCCTGCACGTGCGCGCACGTGGCTTGGGCGCCGGCGCGGAGCGGGAAGCGCTGGCCAAGGTTTCCGACCTGAAACTGGTCATGGGTGAAAAAATCCTGCCTATGTACACGCAGGGGCTGAAAATGGCGATTGCCGCCATGACGCGCCTGAATGGCTTCATGGAGCGCAACCCCACCGTGGCCAAGGTCATGATCGTCGGCTTTTCAGTCCTTGCCGGCATCCTGCTGGTGCTCGGCCCGCTGATGCTGGGCATTGCCGCCATGATCGGCCCGTATGCCATGCTGCACGTCATGTTCGCCAAGATGGGCGTGACGGGCGGCGTGCTCACTCCCATCTTGCGCGGCCTGGGCGGCGCCTTCATGTGGGTGGGCCGCGCCGTGCTGTGGCTGGGCCGCGCCTTCTTCATGAACCCGATTGGCATTGCCGTGACCTTGATTGCCGGCGCCGCCTATCTGATCTATAAAAACTGGGAGCCGATCAAGGCTTTCTTCGTCGGCCTGTGGTCGGACGTCAAGGCGGCGTTTGCCGGCGGCTTCGTCGGCATCAATATCCTGATCGCCAACTGGTCGCCACTGGGCCTGTTCTACCGCGCCTTCGCGGGTGTGCTGGGCTGGTTCGGTATTGCGCTGCCGGCCAAGTTCACCGACTTCGCCGCCGGCATCCGGGAGCGCATCGCCACAGGCCTGGCGCCGCTGGCCGGCTTCTTTACTGGCATCTGGTCGGAGATCAAGACCGCCTTTGCCGGCGGCATTGGCGGCGTCAGCGCCCTCATCCTCAACTGGTCGCCGCTGGGGTTGTACTATCGCGCCTTCGCGGGCGTGCTGGGCTGGTTCGGCATCACGCTGCCGGCGAAGTTCACCGACTTCGGCGCCACCATACTGCAGCGCATCACCGCATCGTGGCAACCTATCGCCGCCTTCTTTGCCGACATCTGGGCGCGCCTGCGCACCGTCTGCGCCGGCGGCATGGGCAGCATCACGGCCCTGGTCATCAACTGGTCACCGCTGGGCGTGTTTTACCAGGCGTTCGCGGGCGTGCTCGGCTGGTTCGGCATCGAGCTGCCTGCGAAGTTCACCGCGTTCGGCGCCAACATCCTGCGCGGCCTGGTCAACGGCATCACGGGTTCCATGGGCGCCGTCAAGGACGCCATCAGCAACGCCGGTAGCAGCACCATTGCCTGGTTCAAGGAAAAGCTGGGCATCCACAGCCCGAGCCGCGTGTTTGCCGAACTGGGCGACTACACCATGCAGGGCCTGGCCGTGGGCCTGGACCGCAGCGAGAGTGCGCCGATTGCCAAGGTATCGGGCCTGGCGCAGCGCCTGACGCAACTGGGCGCCGGCATCGCCATCGGCACGGCCACGGCGCTACCGGCCAGCGCCTTTGATACGCGTGCGCCGCTGCCCGTGGGCGGGTTCGGCGCCGGCATGACCATCCAAGGCGACAAGATCGAAATCACCTTCCACGTACAGGCCGGCACCGATCCGCAAGCCATCGCGCGCGCCGTGAGCGTGGCGCTCGATCAGCGCGACCGCGAAAAGGCGGCACGCATCCGCTCTTCCCTGCGCGACCACGATTAAGAAAGAAGCACCACCATGATGATGATTTTAGGCATGTTCGTGTTCAGCCTGCCCACCCTCGCCTATCACGAGCTGCAGCGGCAAACGGAATGGAAGCACGCCAGCACGGCCCGCGTGGGCCTGCGCGACGCGCACCAGTACGTGGGGCCAGGTGACGACACGATTACCCTGTCCGGCTGGGTGGCGCCGGAACTGACCGGCTCCCTGTATTCGCTCGATGCGCTGCGCATGATGGCCGACACGGGTAAATCGTGGATTTTGATCCAGGGCACCGGCCGTATCCTTGGCTCTTACCGCATCACCAGCATGACGGAGGGCCGCACCATCCTGGACGGCAGCGGCGGCGCCCGGCGCGTGGAATTTTCGATTACCCTGAAACGCGACGACGACGGCGTGCTGGCCATGGTCGGCCTGGGCGACATCGGGGACCTGAAAAACATGCTATGCATCGACGGCATCACCAGCAGCGTGGCCGGCGCGGCGAAGAGCGCCGTGGGCAGCGTGGTAGGCAACGTGGTCGGCGGCATCACGTCGAAATATGGCGGCGTCGTCAGCGAGATGAAAGACAAGATCGGCGCCGGCATCAGCGGCGCCATCGGCAGCGCGGCGGACAAGTTCAAATGAGCGAGCACATTCCCACCTTCAAAGTCAGCATCGAGGACAAGGATTTGACGGCCATCGTTTCACCGCGGTTAATCAATTTGACCTTGACCCTGTGCCGTGGCGACGAGAGCGACCAGCTTGACATTTCCCTGGACGACAGCGACGGCAAGCTGGCACTGCCGCCGCGCGGCGCGCAGATTGCCCTGGCGCTTGGCTGGCAAGCGTCCGGCCTGGTGGACATGGGCAAGTTCACCGTCGACGAGGTGGAGCACAGCGGCGCGCCCGACACCATCACCCTGCGCGCCAGGTCGGCCAACCTGATCGACACCTTCAAACAGCAGCAGGAACACAGCTTCCACAAGACCACCCTGGGCGCCATCATCGAGGCCATCGCCTTTCGCAACGAGCTGGCGTCGGGCGTGTCAGCGCGCCTGCGCGATACCGCCGTCGAGCACATCGACCAGACCCACGAAAGCGATGCGGCCTTCCTGCGCCGGCTGGGCAGGAAATACGACGCGGTGGCCACCGTCAAGAATGACACTTTGCTATTCATCCCCATCAACCAGAGCCGCACGGCCAGCGGCAAGGCGCTGCCCGTCATCACCATCACGCGCGCCCTGGGCGACGGCCACCGCTACCACAGCGCCGAGAGCGACGCCTATACGGGCGTGCGCGCCTTCTGGCATGACGAGCGCTACGCGCGCCGCCGCAGCGTCGTGGCCGGCGTGCCCGGCAACAGCAAGCGCCTGCGCACCACCTTTGCCAGCGAGGCCGATGCGCGCGCGGCGGCCGTCGCCGAATGGCAGCGCATCCTGCGCGGCCTGGCCACCTTTGAAATGAGCCTGGCTTTGGGCAACCCGGCCGTGTTCCCGCAATCGCCCGTGACTGTGACAGGCTTCAAGCCCGAGATCGACGCCAACGAATGGCTATCGGTCAAGGTCACGCACAGCCTGGGCGGCAACGGCTTTACCACGCGCGTGGAGTTTGAAACGAAGACGGAAGCGGTCGAGGCGGAGCGCGAGGACGAGAAAGACCCGGACGAAGGCATCACGGGCGTGGTGGCCAAGTGGAAGGACGTGGCGAGGAAGAAGAAAAAAGCGGGACAGGAGCAGGCTGGTGCCAAGGGCACGCTCAAGACGCTGGAGCATGTTTACAAAAGCAAGCAGGCCGCCAAGCGGGCGGCGCTGCATGCTTGGAAGCATATCGAAGAAGTGCGCGACATCATCAGGGAGAACAGCGAGGAGCCTTGAACGCCTGTGGCGGGATGAGTAACAACATGAATGTGGTGCATTTACCCCAGATCAACGGCTGCTTTCGCCCCAAAGCGGCCTACTGTAACTGCATCGACGCAAACGATACTGAGTCACGGTAGGATCAGTGCTTCCTCGTGCGCCGTAGTTTTAGGAAAACAATCGTCGCCAACAGCAAATACACTACAGAAATAGCGCCCATTGCAGACTCATCGCTTACACCGAGAACGCGGGCCCAAATGTGCAAAATCGGCGGCACCACCAATATCGCAAAGGAGCTACCGAGTAACACCAGTGCCAAGGCGGTAGCACGCGTACGGCTCGCAGGCCAATTCTTTTCCGTTGACATTTCGTACTCCCATAGTTAAGTAACGCTCAAGGGCCGCTTCTGGCCGACAGCGGTCCAAGATCATAACAAGTTGCCAAGTGGGAAAACTCACACATTGTCACGTTCTCGTGAATGGCCGCCTCTGGCCAAAAGGCGACCAGCCGGGCCAAAGTTGCTAACCCAAGCTACCGCGCACCCAAATTGGCAAACCATCTGAGGAAGTGGAAGCGCACTCACATTTGACCCCGTGCACCGTCTCGATGACGATACCAAGTGAATACGGCTTCCCATCGTAATAACATGAATTCTTGACAAACCTTGTAGCCGTGGAAGTCTTCATTTCACATTTATACTGTGGCCAGCAGCAAGCAAAAAGCAATGGGGCTAGAGCGGCAACTTTCCACTTCCCTGCGCTCCTTGACAAAGAGAACCTACCCTTTCGCCACGAGTTACGTCGGTGATTTTTTTTTGCGACCCATGTTGATCGTTTGCGGAGCCGTAATATCTCCGTGAATTTGCTGGCCTACTTTGCCATGAAAAACCATTTGCGTGTTGCGTTCGATTCCTCTTGGTGACGGGGAGGCAGCCGGCTCCGTAATCCCCTCAACAACGCCAAGTACCCGTGCTTTTCCTCGCAGATCCAGCTTACGATATCCGACCAACAGCTCATTTTCGTCGTCGGTCAACGTAGCGCTTGCGGCCGTGCCATGTAACACATATTGCGTATCGACGCCCACTGATGCGATAGCAATTAGATAATCCGCACTAGGAAATCTCTTATCTTGTTCGTAATTAATTTGTGTGCCCTTCTCGACCTTCCCAACCAGTGCGAATTCCGGTTGAGTCATGCCTAGTCGCTTCCGTTCGCTTTTTAAGCGCTGCCCTAATGTATCCATATGTCTATCTTTTAGTTGCAAAGTACAATTTTTTGTACTAAAGTGACGTCATTACCATGTGACGTATACAAATCATATCCTATGACATCTACCGCTCCAGTCACGCGCCAGCCGAAGAACCCACTTTCGCAGCCAATCCCGATTCGCTTGCTCCCTCCTGAGATCGAGCGCGTGGAAAAATTTGCCCAACTCGACTCCCGCTCTCGGGCCTCATTTATGCGCTTGATGCTGCTACGTGGCCTTCAGTCTTACGAGGCCGAACTCGAACAATTCTCCCTTGTCCATCACGCCTAACAGCACAGGAGCAGGCCCATGTATCCCGATCCAAAACGCGTCCGTAACAACCGTGTCATGGTGCGCCTTGACGAATATGAGTATGACGTCCTGGCGGCCATCGCCAATTATCAGGGCGAGGAACTGGCGCCGTTTCTGCGGCAGCTCGCGCTTCGCCAGGCGGCAATAGTACTTGGCGACGACAACAGTGCCACCTTACCCAGCATTGCTGCCTAAATGAAGTCACCAATCAGCAACTTTTGAGCAGCCGAAAATATGCCCGACCGTTCCGTACCTGTAGAAACATGCGATGAAGACCAAGACACGTTTGAACGTGTCCGAATACAGCAGGGCTTGGACACCATCGACCAGGCTATCGAGTGGTTGATTAAGGATAACGTACGAATCGGGATTCGCAAGATGAGCGGCCGAGGCCGTGCCCTGTATCAAGTGAAAAGAAAGAACAAATGAGAGTCATCGGCCTGCCCTGCCCGCATTGCGAATACACCGTCCGCGCCGTCAAAAGCCGCACGATGTCCGCCATGTTCAAGGAAATCACCTACATGTGCCAGAACCCCGAATGCGGGCACTCCTTCGTGGCAGGCCTTGAAGTACTGCGCACCCTCTCGCTGTCCGCCATGCCGAAGCCTGATATCCGCATCCCGCTGTCCCAGCATGCCCGCACGGCGGCCACCAGCCAACTGGCCCTGGACCTGACGGCAGGATGCTGATGGCTATCCCTATCCTCGCGCCGCCGTAGCCCGGCCGCTGTAACTCCCCTCTTTTGCTGTGCCCTGCAGCGCTCCCTTTTGAGCGTGCGGGATTCGTTCAACCTGAAATAAGGAAAACCGATGGAAAACACGCTGCACGCCACCAGTCATGCCGACCAATCCATGGCATCAAGCACGATCCGCCCGACCTTGCAAAATTGTATTGTCCCTGTGGCGCCAACGTGTTTTCTGCTGCAAGCCGGCGCTGGCATCGGCATTGCAGCGCTGACCACCCACATCCATGAGATTGCCAAGACCTATCACGCCTACGGCGCTGCCAATCTGACCTTCATCGTCAGCGATGCGCGGGCACTGGAACGTGACGGTTTTTTTGCACCAGCCAAGCAGCGCGCCCTGGTCGGTAAGCTACCCATTGAGGTGAACTACATTTTCGCCAACGAAGCGGGTTCCCGCCACTGCTGCGGCGCATCGCACACGCTCCCGTACTGGGCAGAACATTTTTTCAAGGCAGGAGCACGCTGATGCTGCGCCTGGCCAAAACCTGCGGCATCTGGCTGCTGTCGCTCCTGATCGTCATCGCCCCCGGCGTGCTGCGGGCCATTGGCTTCATCAAGGACTGAGCCATGCCGGCGTCCCTTATCGACAATCACCTGTCCTTCCAGCCTGCCGCCGAGATTCTAGCCGCGCGCGACAAGGACATGCCGACGCCACCAGGTGCCGGGCATGCGCTGGCCGCCATCGCCGAAGCCAAGGCCCAGCTACGCAGCATCAAGCCGCGCAACTTGGCGCCCTTCATGGCCCAGGCGTGGGGTTTGTCGCCGCGTGGCGCGCGCCGCTCCGTGCTGATTGCCGCCGGCATGGACGCAGACCGCTGGGAATCGCCCATCCATTCATTTACCGAGGAAGAGCGCATCGAACTGCGCGCCGCCACCTCTGCCGCTATCCGTGTGTACGAAAGACTGTTGAATGCAATCTAAACAAATCCTGCTGCCTGCCCCGCAACGCCACGAAGCCTTCTTGCGATCCGCCCAGTTCGCGCCCGAGCTGGCCCGCATCCCCTACAAATGGCGCAACCGCGTCATCACGGCCGCCATGGCTAAGATGGTCTGGTCGTCCTGGTACAAAGTCTATGAATCCATCGCCACCAGCTTTGTGCGCGAGTTTGCCGAACAGTACGTGCCGGCCGGCGTCGACCTGTCGCAGAGCGATGCCGACATCGTGGCCACTGCCGAACGCGCTGCAGCCGGCGTGACCAAAATGCTGTGGATGGCCGTGTCCGACACGCACGCCCTGCAGATCATGGAAGACGAATGCGCCTCGTATGGCATCGAGCTGCCCGAATTCGATGCGCTGACCGACACCATTGCCCGCCTGGTGGACGCCCGCTGGTGGCGCCGCCAGTTGCGCAAGCGGGTCAAGCGCGCCTTTGAAGCTGGCAATATCCGCCTGGGCTACGTGAACTATCGCGGCGAACCCTACGCCAGCAACGATGCCGTGCTATCGCGCCTGGCGCAGAACCGGCGCAACGCGGCAGCGCTGGCCGCCACCCTGGTGCAGAACGAAAACGGCCAGCAATTCAGCATCGCCGAACTGGCCGAAAAAACGACGGCCAACAAGGCCATCCGGCGCGGCGAGCTAATGTTGCGCATCAACGGCTTTGAGCAGATCGCCCGCGAGTGCGGCGACCAGGGAATCTTCATCACCTGGACGTGCCCATCACGCTTCCACGCCATGCAGCACAGCGGCAAACCAAACGACAAGTTCGACGGCTCAACGCCGCGCGAAGCCAACGCCTACTTGGGCAAGATGACCTCGCTGTGCCGCTCCGCACTGGCGCGCCGAGGCATCGGCCTGTACGGCTTTCGCATCGCCGAGCCGCACCACGACGGCTGCCCACATTGGCATCTGCTGCTGTTCGTGCGCCCGACCGCGAAATACAAGACGGTCCACCTGCAGGACGTGGCGGGCCGCGCCATCCGCATCATGAAGCGCTACGCCTGGCGCGTGGACCGTGGCGAACCGGGCGCCTTCGCGCGCCGCCTCGACGTGAAACGCATCGACTGGGCCAAGGGCAGCGCCGCCGGCTACATCGCCAAGTACGTGGCCAAGAACATCGACGGCGTGGCCGACCACAAAACAAAGGAAGGCTATGTCGTCAAGGCCGACACCGAAGGCGATGTCGAACTGACGCCATCGGCGCGCGTCGAGTCCTGGGCCGCGTGCTGGGGCATCCGCCAATTCCAGCAATGGGGCGGCGCGCCCGTCACCGTGTGGCGCGAACTACGCCGCATCGAGAAAAGCATGCTCAACGAAGCGCCGGCCGCCATGCGCCGCGCCTGGAATGCCGTGCAAAAGATTGACGGCGAAAAGCGCGCCTGCTGGGCCGAATACCTGCGCGCCCAGGGCGGCGCCCTGGTGCCGCGCAAGGAACTGGTCGTCACCCTGGCCAAGGACGAAAAGACCGTCATCGGCCGCTACGGCGAAACCCAGCGCATCACGCCCTACGGCGTGCGCTGCAGCGATCTGATTGGCGTGGTCTTCAAGTCCGTGCGCCATACGTGGACGCCGGTACAGGCCACAGGCGGGCGCGGGGTGGCTGTTGGGGTTGCCGTTCCTCGGACTCGTGTAAATAACTGTACGCACCCCGACCGCCCTGCCCCGGCAACGCCGCCGGCGGCGCCCGCACCAAACCTGCCTGACGAGGCAAAAACAGCGCTGATTGCTGCCTGGGCGGCCGTCAACGCCTGCCCATATCCCCGGCTGATCGTCCCCGACAACCCACCCCATGAAGGAAATGGCACATGAGCACCTATGCCGTGATCGTTCGCACGCAAACCGAACGCTTTGAATATTCCGCGCTTGCCGCTTCCAGCGGTGACGTGATCCAGGCCGCCATCGACCGCTTCGGCGTGTGCGGCGTTACCGCCAAACTGAAAGGAGCACCGCAATGCTGAACACTTCGACCAATTCGCCGCGGCAAATCGCCCTGGGCGACCGCGTGACATTCGATACCGATGAAGGCTACCAGGCCGGCACCGTCAACGACCTGCGCCGCGACGTGGGCAATGGCGAACTGCATGCGTGGGTGGAGCTGGACCACCAGTGGCCGGGCATGTTCCGGGCCGTGCCGCTGGGCGCCATCGAAGCGGTCAAGCGCGCACCTGCAGCCCTGGGATGCCAGCCATGACAGCGGAGCGCCCAATGCCTGCCGTGGCGGCCCTGTTCGTGCGCGCCAATTCGATCTACAAGACCATGCCGGCGGTTGACGCCTGGGATGCGGAACGCGACGCCCGCGCCTGGCCGGGTGGCGTGCCGGTGGTAGCGCATCCGCCATGCCGCTCCTGGGGCACGCTGCGCCACCTGGCCAAGCCGCGCCCGGACGAAAAGGAACTGGCGGTGTGGGCCGTCGCCCAGGTGTGCAAGTTCGGCGGCGTGCTTGAGCACCCGAAGCGCTCGACCCTCTGGCCACACTGCGGCTTGCCAGCGATCGGCGAGCGGGACAAATTCGGCGGCTGGACACTGCCCATTTTTCAAAGCTCCTTTGGCCACCGCGCCGAAAAGGCCACCTTGCTGTACATCGTCGGCTGTGCGCCGGCTCAAATACCGGCCATGCCCATCGTCCTGGGCGACGCCTCGCATGTGATCGCCCCGTCCGGCCGCAACCGCGCCGGCGAGCGGCGCCGGAAAGGCGATCCAGGCTGGCGGCCGGAATGCGGCAAGGCAGAACGTGAACACACGCCCGCCGAGCTGGCGCATTGGCTGGTAGCCCTGGCTCAACAATGCGCGGTGCCAGCATGAACAGCCCATTCCTGTTCGACGGCCCGGGCGTCATTTCGTTCAGCGGCGGCCGTACCAGCGGCATGATGCTGTGGATGACGATTCAGGCCTACGGCGGCACGCTGCCGGCTGACGTCGTGGTGTGCTTCGCCAACACCGGCAAGGAAGAGGAAGCGACTCTTGAATTCGTGCGCGACTGCGGCGAGCGCTGGGGCGTTCCCATCGTCTGGATAGAAAACCGTCCTCGCAATGAAGTGCGCGGCAAGGAATTTGCCATCGTGGACTTTGCAACGGCCAGCCGCCGCGGCGAGCCGTTCGCCGATCTGCACGACGAAAAGAAATTCCTGCCGAACCCTGTCGCACGCTTCTGCACGGCGGAACTCAAGGTGCGGCCGATGCAGCGCTATTTGAAGTCGATAGGCCTGGTCGAGTGGACCACGTTTATCGGCATGCGTGCCGACGAGCCCTTGCGCGTGGCGCGGCTGGCAAATCAGGACTACGGCAAGCACGAAGTGAAAGAAGCGCCCCTGGCGGCGGCTGGCCTGACCGTGGCCGATGTCAGCGCATTTTGGGTGGGACAAGATTTTGACCTGGGCTTGCCGAACATGAGCGGCAAGACGATGCACGGTAACTGCGATCTGTGCTTCCTGAAAGGCGGCAACCAGGTGCTATCCCTGATCCGCGAAAAGCCCAGCCGGGCGCTGTGGTGGATACAGCAGGAAAAGAACGCCCAAACGGCCGGATCGGGTGCTGGCGGCTGGTTCCGCAAGGACAGGCCCAGTTACCAGGCGATGTATGACATGGCGATGAATCACGGTGAATTGTTCCCGTTCGATGATGCGCTGACCGATTGCGGTTGCACAGACTAGAGGGGGCATAAAAAAATGGATCAGTACAAAGAATTCTGCCGGCTGCGCGACCACCGCAAACCTGGCGCCGAAGTCCCTCAATACACGGAGGCCGAAGCGTTCGCCTTGGCCACGAACAAATGCCAAGCATGCAGCCCGGCCACAAAGAAAGCAGCATCCAATGAATAACCTATTTGACAATTCGATCCAGTCCGAAACCTTGACTGCGGAAGAGCTGGAAACCATTTCAGGCTGCTGCCGGAAAGTGGATCAAATCAAATGGCTGCAGCAAAACGGCTGGACCTTCATCAAGAACCGCGCGGGCGCGCCCATCATCGGGCGCCTGTACGCCAGGCTGCGCTTGAGCGGCATCAATCCCGCCAGCCTGGTGAGCACGCCGGCCTGGGCGCCGGACCTGTCTAAAGTACGTTAATAAAATAGAAAGAAAGCAATGCGACCTAAGAGCACTGGCTACAAACTGCCGCCGCGCATGCTGCGCCGCGTGCGCAAGCTGAAATCGGGCGAAACCTGGACCGGCTACTACTACAACGGCCGGGACGACGCCGGGAACCGGAAGGAATACCCACTGGGCACGGATCTGGTCGAGGCCAAGCGTCTGTGGGCAGAATACGAATGCAAGCCGGTTCCAACGGACGCCACGCTGATGGAATACGTGTTCGCGCAGTACGCCCGCGACATCCTGCCAGGCAAGGCGCCCAGCACGCAGCGCGAGAACGCCAGCTCCTTGAGCCAGCTGCGCCCGGTCTTCGACAGCGCGCCCATCGACGCCATCACGCCGCAGGACATCGCCCGCTACCGCGACGCACGCAGCGCCAAGGTGCGCGCCAACCGCGAAATAGCGCTACTGTCGCACGTGTTCAACATGGCCAGGGAATGGGGCTACACGAAGCGGGAAAACCCCTGCCGTGGCGTGCGCAAGAACAAGGAAGTGCCGCGCGACTTCTATGCCGACAAGGCCGTGTGGGAGGCGGTACGCAATACAGGCTGCGAAGAGCTGCAGGACGCCATGGACTTGAACTACCTGACCGGGCAGCGGCCGGCGGACGTGCTCAAGATGCGCGACAGCGACTTGAAGGACGGCGCCTTGCAGGTTCGCCAGGGCAAGAGCAACAAGCTGTTGCGCATCGTCCTGGAGCATGACGGCATCAAGTCGGAGCTGGCCAAGGTCATCGAGCGCATCCACGCTCGCCCGCATCGGCCGCGCACCACTTTCATCGTCGCGCTGCCGAACGGTTGCCAGGTAAAGAAGTGGCATTTGCGCCTGCGCTTCGATAGCGCCCGGAAAGCTGCTGCCGATCTGGCGCTAAAGGCAGGTGACGAGGAGCTGGCCAGCCGTGTCAAGGCCTTTCAGTTCCGCGATATCCGGGCGCGCTCCGCCAGTGACATTGCCGACCTGGGCGCCGCCAGCTCCCTGCTAGGGCATAGTGAAAAAGTCATCACGGAAAAGGTCTATCGGCGCATTGGACAAGCAGTGAGGCCTACGAGATAAAAAAAGCCCGGCATCGGCCGGGCTGGTCCTATGTCATGCAACAACGAATTCCACAGGATCTTTAGCCTTGAATGTTTTCTTACGCATGACTGTGATGATGATATTTTTATGGGTCACGCCACTGTTCACTGACGACGTCTTCTGAACAGCACAAGGCATATTGATATGCGACTGAGAACAACGAATATTGAACGTGTCTTGGTCGTTGAGCACAAGGATTGACATGATGTGCTGGTCTATCAAACGCACGAAAACGTCCTCCAACTCAGCAATATTCAGCGGCGGTACATTGCGTGCATCGTTCAGCCTCTCAGCGGAGAAATGCACAGTCATAACAAATTTTGCGTTATGTTGAGAGAGCGTTGCGTTGACTCGTTGCTCAAGGCCATGTAAATCTGCTGCTGAAATTGTCATTGTTATTCTTTAACTATTGTACTCGACGAGCTCTTGTAATTTTTTGTTGAGAATTTCATCAGATTTAGCTGTGATAACGCCCAACTCCCTTGACTCGCTAAGCGTGCCGAAGCGGACATTAAACTCTTCGTTATCAAAAGAGTCAACAAAAACAAATCGTCCAGTCTCTCCATCGCGGAAAGAAGCGAAATTTTCGTCGGTTGACATACTGAACTTAAACATAATACCCCTCCCTATCAATGAAAAGCGAATTCGCTTTGGATGAATATTGGATGCGGTTGAATGCAAAAACATCTTACGAATACGTATTGCTAACACGGTCTAGACCGATTAGATGCTTCACATCGTATCACGAACGTGAGTTTCTGCCAAAGTCAACCGCAAAGTTTGGCCGGAAAAGTACCCAAATTGAACGGTTTAGCGAATGAATGAACTACCGGCTGGTAGGAGTACATACTTGAATACTACAATAGCAACACTTTGGACAGTTGCGGAAACCGTTTCCGCAACTAGAACGTTGTGAGTAGCAAGCATGGCTTGAATTAGATTAAAAAAAGACGCAAGAAAAAAAATAAGCCCTTGAAAATCAAGGGCTTATCTTATTTTTCTGGCGGAAGCGGTGAGATTCGAACTCACGAACAGTGTAACCCGTCGCTAGTTTTCAAGACTAGTGCCTTCAACCACTCGGCCACGCTTCCTGTTGGCAGCATTATACATAAAGGTCGGCGGCTTACCAATGGCTAGTGGTGGTGGCGGCTGATTTTTACTCGCGGCAAGGGGCGGGGTCTGTGTATGCGCTGGCATCATGAACGGAAGCCCTATAAGCCCCAGTTTTCCCGCAGCGCTCTTTCAAACGCCAGCGCAGGTAGCGGACGCGAGAACAGATAGCCTTGCACTTCGTCGCAACCCGCACTCTTCAGGAAGGCCAGTTGTTCGGCCGTTTCCACGCCTTCTGCGATCACTTTGTGGTGCAGCTGCTGGGCGATGCTGATGATGGTGCTGGCGATGGCGCAGTCGCTGGCGTCGGTGGGGATGCCGGTGGTAAATGAGCGGTCGATCTTGAGGGTGTCGATGGGGAAGCGTTTCAAATAGGACAGGCTTGAGTAACCGGTGCCGAAGTCGTCCAGCGACAGGGCCACGCCCAGCGCCGTGATGCGGTCCATGATGCCGATTACGCGCTCGATGTTGTGCATCAGCGTGCTTTCCGTGATTTCCAGTTCCAGCCAGGCCGCCTCCAGGCCGTAGCGGGCCAGGGTGGCCGCTACTCTGGCGGGCAGCGCTGACGTGAATTCGCGTGCGGAGACGTTGACGGCCAGGCGGATCGGCGGCAGGCCCGCCAGTTTCCACGCTTGCGCCTGGGCGCAGGCCGCCTCCAGCACCCATTCACCCACCTGCACTACCAGGCCCGTCGATTCGGCCAGGGGAATAAACTCGGCGGGCGGGATCATGCCGTGCTGCGGGTGGAGCCAGCGCACCAGCGCTTCGGCGCCGATGATGCGGCCGCTCGCCAGCGCGTATTTTGGCTGATAGTGCAGCAACAATTGCTGTTCTAATAAAGCCTGGCGCAAGCCTGTTTCCAGGCGCATGCGTGCCTGCATGCCCACATTCATGTCATGGCTGTAGAAGGCCACGCTTTCCGCTTCGCCGCCGCTGTCCTGCTTGGCGCGGTACATGGCGATGTCGGCCAGGCGCAGCAGGGTTTCCGCGTCTTGCCCGTCTTGCGGATACACGCTGATGCCGATGCTGGCGCCCACGCGCAAGTCGTGGCCTTCGATCAGGAAAGCTTGCACCAGGGAAGCGAGCAGCTTTTGCGCCACCATGCTGGCTTCGAAATGCTGGCTGATGTCGAACAGGCCAACAGCGAACTCGTCTCCGCCCAGGCGCGCCACCAGGTCTTGCTCGCGCAACACCGTGCGGAAACGCACGGAGACCTGACGCAGCAGTTCATCGCCGATACGCCGGCCCAGGGTGTCGTTGATCAGCTTAAAGCGGTTCAAGTCGATGAACAGCACGCAGCCGAGCATCTTGCTGCGCTGCGCCACGGAGAGGGCCTGGTCGACCAGCTTGGCCAGCAAGGTGCGGTTGGGCAGGCTCGTCAGCGGGTCGTAGTAGGCCAGGTGATGCAGGCGCTCTTCAGCCAGTTTGCGTTCCGTGATGTCCGTCAGGTAGGCGATGAGTCCGATCGGCTTGTCGTCCATATCCTGCAATGGCGACAAGGACAGGCTGGCCCAGAAGATCTCGCCTGATTTTTTTCGGCGGCGCACCTCCATCAGGCGCCCGCCCTGCTCCAGGAAGGCGTCGTGGAACGCCGTATCTTCGTCGTCGTACAGGAACAAAATATTACGCCCCACGGCTTCCACCGAGGTGTAGCCAAACAGGCGTTCGGCGCCCTTGTTCCAGCTGGTGATGTAGCCGGTCAAGTCCATCGTCAGCACCGATTCGTGCAACTGGTCGAGGATTTGCGTCTGCTGCGCCAGCAAGGCTTCAACCTGCGCAAAGGCATGGGTCGAGCGTTGCGCCAGCGAATGCACCTGCAGCACGCCGGCCGTCAGCGAGGCCAGGCTGGCCAGTTGGCGCCGGTCAGCGTCGCCGTACAGGCTGCGTCCCGCCACGCGGTAATGGCCGAAGCAATGGCCATCGAAACTGATTTCCTGCAGCAAGGCCGGTGTATCGCACGGGGAAAGCGCGGGCAGTGCAGCGGCGTCCACGCTGGCCGCAGGCAGGAACTGTCCATGCGGGCTGGCCATCACGACGCTGGCGATACGCCCCAGCTCATCGACCAGCGCAGGGCCGCGCAAACGCATGACGGCATCGCACAGGGCGGCGCTGTCACCGAGGTAATCCGACACCGGCAGCAAGGTCATGCTAGAGGTTCCGGCTAACCTGGATGGCCCACTGGTAGGCCTGTAACAGGCTGCACCAATAGCTTGCTCCATCGATGTCGGCGCGGCGCAAGGCTTCGGGCGACGGCGTGGCGCTTTCAACCAGCGCCAGCAAGTTGCCCAGTTCGCCGTTGCGTTCCAGCAAGGCGGCGCTCACTTCAGGCGCCAGGTTCAGGCTCGGGATGATGGCTTGCATGGGCATGCCCAGCAAGACGTCGAGCAGGGAAAACACGCCTGCCATGAAGGCCAGGTCTTGCGCGTCGCGGTCACCGCCGCGCACTTGGCACAGCGCTTCCATCTGCGCCGCGCGCACGGCCGCCAGCGGCAGTAGCGCGTGGATCTTGCCATCGTCTTGCTGGCGCGCATACAACAGCAGTTGCAGCCAGCGCTGCAACTGGCGCCGGCCCAGCAAGCTGATAGCCTGGCTGAAGCTGGAAATCGGCGCCGTGAAACCGAAGGCGGCTGAATTAACCAGTTTCAATAAATGATAGCTGAGCGATGGGTCCTGCTTGAGCGGCACTTCCAGTTCGTGCGCGTCGGCATCGCGGGCCAGCAGGCCCAGCAGCGCCAGCACACGGCGTCGCGACGTCGCATCTTCCGGCGTGCTTTTCTGGCGCGCATGCTGCAAGGCATAGTCGCCGGCGAACCAGCTCACGCCGATTTCTCGCAACTCGGCAAGCTGTTCGGCGTCGACGATGTTGTAGGCCAGATGCGGTCCCGGCAAGGGCAGCAGCTGATGCAGGGCCGGACGGACGCCGGCCGCGTCAAAGCTCAGCGCGCGCGCGTCGACCTGCGCCGCCGCCACGGGACCGGCATCGGCGCCATCGAGAATGATGCGATAGCCAGCGTCGCGCCATTGCTGGCATTTTTTCTGGATCTGCTTGTCTCCGGCAAGATGCGCTGGCAAGCGGAAAATGGTGCGTTGCGGCGCCAGTTGCGCCAGCACGGCCTCGTCCACGCCATGCGGGTCGAGCAAGGGAATGATGCAGTCGAGCGGTGCCAGGAAGGCATACGCATCAGCAGCGCCTAGCGCCGCCAGCAGTGGTGCCATCGAGGCCTGCGGTACATGCAAGGTGACAGCGACCCACTCGTTATGAGCATTGGACACTGCTTGCAATCCCACCAACGGAAACAGGTTTGATTCAGACGCTGACATCGGTATCTCAGTGTGGGTAGGGCGCCATAGTAAGTAAACTGAACAGCATAGGCATCCCTGGCCCGACAGGGGTGCCATTTCAACAGCGAGGGTCATTCTATCCGAATCTCACTCAAGAAACAGTTTAATTTTAGCAATATATATTCAAAAAAAACAGTTCGCCGGGAGACTAATCCTTGCAAGTCAAGCAATTCTCAGCTTGTCAGCCTGTCTTCTGCGTCATGCAGTTGTATCGTTGCGTGACACAGACCCGGCACCGCGCGCACCTTCTCAGGCACTGCCACCATGTGCATGCTCGACCGCATACTTGATCAATTCAGCCTGCCCCTCGATCCCCAGCTTGCGCTTGATATTGAGGCGGTGCGTCTCCACCGTGCGCACGCTCAAGTCCAGGTCGCGCGCGATCTGCTTGTTCGACTGGCCCGCCGCGATGTGCTGCAGCACTTGCTGTTCGCGCGTGGTGAGAAAGGAATCGTGCACTTGCGGGCGCGACAATTGCCGCGCCAGGCCAGCGCTGTAATAAATACCGCCGGACATCACCGTCTCGATGGCGAAGACGATATCTTTCCCCGGGGCATCTTTAAGCACATAGCCGCGCGCGCCGGCGGCGATGGCTTGCGACACATATTCGAGCTTGTCGTGCATGGACAAGATGAGCACGGCAATCTGCGGAAACGCCTGCTTGAACAGGGCGGTTGCTTCAATCCCATTCGTGCCGCGCATATTAATATCCATTAACACGAGGTCCACCTGATGCATGCGCGCCTGACTTAAGGCTTCGTCGGCGCCACCCCAATCCACCCAAGTTAAGCAACAGGCTGCCATCAAGCAGCCTTGTAGGCCATGTATTTATGGGGCTTGTAGGCGTTGGTTTGCCGTGACCT